CGCCTTCTCCAGTTCCAGCGTCTCCGCCTTCTTCAGCTTTTTTCTTAGCCTCTTCCTGCTCTTCTGCTAGGTTCTTTTTAGCGGCTTCTGCTAGGGCTTTGTCCTGGGCTTTTTTGGCCTTCTCGGCTTTTTTGGCCTCAGCTAACGCCTTCTCAGCTTTTTTGCTCTGCGGCTTTCCGTCGATAACGTCGAACATTTTAGCTCTCTCTTCTAGTTGTTTCTTGTTTCCTTCGGTTAGAAACGCCTTAGCGAAGTCGTCAGTAATTCCATACCCGTAGGTCCGTACTGGACGGTTATTTTTACCTCGGTAGGTTAAAATCTCGTTTTTGTGCGCGGCTTTTAATACATACTTTTTTGATGCCATGTCTGTTAAAATTGTGGCGCTAGTAGCTCCAATAGCAGCGCCTGTTAATACTGATTTTTTGAGCTTCTTAAAGTCTACGCTGAAAGTGCAGCCTGCACAATCTGGCGCTATGTTAAATGCCTCCGTATAGTATTTAATATACAGAGGCATTAACTCGGGGTCCTTTCGTACCGTTTCGGGCTTTAGTTTTACTAACTCCTCTATTTTCATTTTTTTTAGTGTATTACTTTATGCAGTAAACATACTAAAAAACTTCTGGCTACGGTGCTGGGTTCTCGAAATTTGCGTCAAAGTCTGCGTTAGCGCTACCTCCGTCCTGTGGTTTATATACATAGGGTAAGTAGTTCTCTGGCGCGTCGTCAAGACTGGAAAGGAGTACAGGAGTACCTCCTCCCCCTTCCTGGATATTGTAGGTATAATCTCCAGTAGTCAGTCCGTTAGTCAGTCCGTAGATCTCTACGGTACCGTCCTGCAGCTGTAAGGCTATAACAAAACTACCTTTATCCAGTCCGTCCAGGATAGCTTTAGCGGCTTCGGTTACTCCCGCTATCAGTATCTGGGCGTTATGCTTATACTGCGGATAACCTAAGTCGCTGCGCGTTTTCTCGTAGCTTCCTACGAAATTGCTACCTGCAGAAGGTCCTAAGAATTTAAACCCTGTCTTACCTTCCAATAGCACAAACTGAGCGTTATAGCTTCCTGCTGTATCCTCTGGTCTGGTTATGTTTATGGTAGTGGGGTCTATGTCCGTCTTATTGATTAAAACGGCCTGCTGGTAGTATTTTCTAGCTGGTGGGTCGCAGCTGGCGTCAAAACCAGCGGCTAACTGTGCGCATATACTTTCTATTGCCATGGTGTTTAATATTTAAAAGTTAAGAGGCCCTGCCGTAATTGGCACGGCCTCCGTATAGTTTAGTTTTCTCGGTCCTTATTAGATGCCCAGTATATACTCGTCTGTAAGTGGTACCCCTCCTCCGACGTAAGAGCTACCCTTAAGATATACCTTATTGTCGTCTTTTGAGTGCCAAATATCGAAGCTGTTAAGGGCCTCTGTCTCCGACGTTCCTATAAGAAGGTTTTGTCGGTAGGTAAGGATAGCACGGTGCGGGTTAACCCTCGCGTTAACTCCTCCTCCGCCGTTCAGCTCAGTAGAGTAGTTTATGATACTATCCCATTCGTTACGCGTCATAACAGGGATACCATTAATAGTAAGCCCCTGTAACATAAACACGTTAGACGCTACGGCTCTCTCTGGGTCAATACAACCGCAGTTCATTGGTGCCTTTTTACCCAGTGCGTTTAACCAGGATACTAATTTAGTAGACATAGAGCGGGTTACTCTAAACTCTAAAATGGAAGGGTCAAACCATGGCTGTTCTGCTGCTTTCTCGTACATAGCTATTAAATAGTCGTACACGTCCTCCCCAGAAGCAAAGGCCTGCGCTGCAAAGGTAGCCCCGTCGTTTTCGGTTATCTCTACGATCTGGGCAGCGTTCGCCTCCATTTGCGTAAAGATACCGTCCACTCCGCTAAAATACGCAGAGGCGCTACTCTTGTCTCCAAAGTATGCAGCTCTCCAGGTAGATAGGTTTAGGTTTTGGATAAACTTACCAGAGATAAACATAAGCAGGGCGGTATCTACGTCGATGTCTCCTGTCTGCGTATGTCTTACAGCGTTGAAAAACTTCAAAAAGTTTTCGTTAAAGGTTCTTAAACAGATACCTACGCGGCACTCTATTAGGCCTATCTCCCACTTATGGCTGGAGAACTCATGCGAGAGGTCGCAGTCGGTCTCGGCGCAGTCGGTCTCGTCCACAAAAGGGAAGGATTCGGGCTGCGGGGTGTCTTTTAATATCGGTAGTACTTGGCCGTGTCTTACGCCAGTTACTATCTCGTTTTGCTCGGCTATGTCAGAGTCCATAAATGCTTTACTGTAAAGCATTTCGCTCATTTCCATTTTTTCGGCAGATACCAGATCCGTTACCAAAGGCAAAAGATCTGCTACGAAGTTGTCAGTATATCCCATTACTTAGATAGTTTTTTCATGTTAGACAATGCGGCAGCCCCTCTGGACTTGCGCTTTTTTCCTTTTTCGCCAGCTCCACCCTTTCGGTCTTTGCCAGCTCCGCCCTTACCGTCGTCTGCCAGTTTGCTCTGGATCTTACGTATATTGGCTACTATTTTCTTTTTCTCCTTAAGCTCTCGCTTTAGGGCTGTGATCGTTTCGGCCTGCTCTTCGATAGTAGCCTCGTGGTCCTCGATAGTCTGCATAGCCTCCTCCAGTGTAGGCTCGTCGTCGCCTGCTGGGTCCTCTATGTTTTTAACTTCGCCTCCTTCAAAAGTTACTATACGCCCGTCTGCCATGGTTACGGCGCCCTCGGCGTCCTTTCCGTCTATACGGGCCTTAGCCCCTACGGAGATCTCGGTACCCTCTTCCAGTTCGTAGAAGTCTACCTCTGTCTGGTCCGCGGTTAAAAGAATAAGGGCCTTTGCCTTTTTTCCTGCTCCGTCGAACTTGTCCAGCAGGGCCTCCATTTTGGCCCAAATGCTTTTTTTATCTTTTTTAGACATTTTGTTTTTATTTGGTTTAACATTAACTTTCGCTTTCGCTGTTATTTTTAGCGGAGTCTCCCCCGTAATAAAGCCGAAACTTTTAAGCTGCTCTGGAGTTAGCCAGGTCTCGTTTTTAAGTAAGGGGGCTATAGCTTCCTGCTCCATACCCGTAACGTCCGCATAGAAACGTATCATGCGGTTTTCTATATTCTTTATAACCTTACTGTAGTCTGCCAGCTCGTCTGCTGTAGCGTAGTCTATACCGCCCATGGGTAAGTGGATCATAAACTCGCAGCCTTCGTTAATTACTCGGGTGGATCCTGCCATAAAAATAACGGTAGCTATGCTGGCTACCATATTAGAGCCGACTGTCTTAAGCGGGCGCTTTAAGGCTTTTAGGTAGTTATAGATGTCCTCTCCTACCTCTACCTCTCCGCCGGGGCTATCTATGTAACAGGTAAAGCTGGTAGCCTCGGGCTGGTTTTTAACCTGCTCTATTACGTCTACCAGTAAGACTCCGCGGACTTCCTCCAGGATACCTATGTGGCCTATTATGTAGATTTTACCCTCCATTAGCACAAATATAGAGGGGTTTAGGTTTAGGTCGTTTGTAAGAGTTTTTGCAAATTGCGTAGGCTACACTAGGCTCTCCATATTCTTTATGGCGTTCATAACGGTTCTGCTGCTACAGCGGCAGAGTTCGGCTGTACTCTCGTAGCGCTCCATTTTTAGAGCCTCGGTACGGGCTATAAAGGCTACGTATATTTTATAGTCCGCCATAGTTTTGCCGCTCATGTCTCCGCTTTTTACTAAGCGCTGGACCAGCTCAAAATTTGCCTTTATAAATTCGTGCTTTTTTACCAGTTCCTGCATATCTTAATATTTTGCCGTAACAAGTAGGGGCTGCTGCACCCACAGTCTCCGCAGATTTTACCGCTTAGTTTAGGCAGTCTGGTGTCCTCTACTCTAAGCTGCGTTATAGGCTCCTCTGAAAAAAGGGGACAGTAGGCGCATATATCGGCCCGCTCCTCTGCCAGCTTCTCGGTTTCGGTGTCCGGGTTCTCCAGTTTTTCCTTACCGATCTGGTACGGCTTTAGCCCTGTTTTGCTTAGGGACCTTATTTTCTTAAACATAGAGGTACTGCGGTCCATATTAAAAACTGCTATTGTTTTGTATCTGTCTGTTACCTGTTAGGTTCTCTATGCCCTCTTGGCTCCCTTGCTGGGACCCTCTGCGGGTCCCCTCTTCAGCTGCTCTCCCGATCTCCTGGGCAATGTTTTGCCCCGAGGCGTTTTGCTCCAGTTGGTTCTGTATGGCGGCGTTATTGCTGGCATTTATGGTGCTGAGATTAGCGCCAGATCCTGTAAGGTTAACCCCTCCCAGTCCAGATACTCCAGAGCTGGGGGCCCCTCCGCTACCTCCTACAGACCCTCTGCCGCTTGCGCTAGGTACCTTGCTTTTAGCTATACTGGCTATAGCTTTGCCCCCTGTAGCTACCGCAGCTGCTACAGCAGGGATAGCCTGCGGGTATCCGAGCTTAACCCCTGCCGATATACCCTGGTACATATTGATACCTGCCTGCGCTAAGGCTATGGATTTACCTACCGCAGAGTTTTGATCTATAATACCTGCAGCGGCAGAGAATAGCCCGGCTATGGCGTCGAGCTTTTGGGCCGCCAGTATCTCCTCCCTTTGTTTTTCGCCTGCCTTATAGTCCCGGTCTATCTTTGCGAGCTTGGCCCTGTAAAGCTCTTCGCTTATTAGGTTCTGCTCCCGTTCGGCCTCTACCTCTGCCGTCTTTATAGCTTTCGCCTCGTCTGCCTGCGCCTTCTCAAGCTCTAGTCTGGTGGCCCCCTCTTCCAGCATACGCGCCAGCTCCTCCTCAAATTCCAGGGCTCTGAGGGCCAGGGCCTCCTCCTTCTCTACCGCTTCGCGCTCTTTGTCCAGCGCTAGATTTGCCAGCCTATTGGCTTCTTTGGCTTCCCTTATAGCGGCGTCGTATTCGTTCTGGTTTATTATGCCCTGCTCCAGCTGCAGCTTTTGGAACTCCTGCTCCTGGGCCAATAGTGCGTCGTTTTGGGCTTTGCGTTTATTAAGGACCTCCTGGCTTAAAAACTCCTCCGCCTCCAGTTTTCGGAGTATGTCCTGCTTATATAGCTCCAACTCTCGGGCCGCGTTTTCGACGGTAAGCTCGGCCTGTTTTCTAGCCAGTTCGTTTTTGGAGTTTAGCAGCTCCGTATCGTATTCTGTCTGGCTTATGCGCTTATATTTCAGCTCTTCGTCCAGTATGGCCTTACGTTTATTGGCGAAGTCCTGCTCCAGTGCCAGCTCTTCGGCCAGCGTACGGGCGCGCTCTCCCTGCTGGGCTATGTACAGGTCCAGCTCCTCCTGCATTTTCTGCAGGGTCCTGTCTATGGCCTCCTGCCTTTTTTGCTCCGCCTCCCGGAGCAAAGAGGTACGGTTCGTGAGCTGTTCGGACCTTTGGGAATTTATGCGCTCCTCGATGTCTGCTATCTCTTCCAGCGCCTCGGCCTGTGCGTCCAGGGTGGCCTTGCTTTCCCCTTCCGCTTTCATGCGTAGGTTAGCTACTTCCAGTGCCTTTTGGGCTATGGCGAGCTCGTCCTGCAGCTGCTGCTCCAGTACGGCTCCCAACTCTTCGTTGGCCTGTATCCGTTCTTTTATGCTCAGCTTCTCGTCGTCCCTTTTTTGGCGCAGTGTCTCTGCGGCCTTCTGGTACTCCAGTTGGGTTAACCTGGCCTTCCGCTGCATTTTTTCCAGCTCCGCCTCTGCGTCTGCCAGGTCTTTAGCGTCTTGCGCCCCTTGTTTTAGTGCATTGGAAAACCCTAAGACTTCATTTCCCCACTCCTCGAAACCTATGAATTTCAATAATGCGCCAAATCCATCTATAAGGGCATACACGGCCTGTTCCGCCAATTCCATGGCGAACACTATACCGTCTATGAGAAATTCCCCGAGAGGTTCCAGAAACTCCATGACTTTACTAAGTATTCCCTGGAAGGGGGCAAAGGCTCTTTTGAGTTTGTTAGTACTCTCTTCGGATCTATCCAGTGCGTTTTTAATTAAAAGAAACGCTGCCACCAATACGGCTATAACTGCACCTACTGGCGTAGCTATAAAAGCAAGGGAGGCCCTGGTAAGTCCCAGGAGTCCCTGGGTGGCCCCGCTTAGCGAAGTCTTTAAAAGAGCCCCTACTCCCCCGGC